ATGAAATCCAGTACGATTATTGAAATGAGAGACCAACTGAAATTATTGGTTGAAGATGGTAAAACAAGAACATATTTAGCAGGTGATACATGGAGACAAGCGGGTTCAGCTAAAAAAATTGCTACTGCATTTGGTAGCAATTTGAGAAGTTGCTTAAAAAAATCCGTAGGAAAACGAAATGCAAATAAAAGAAATAAGAAATAATGAATACACAATTACTTTGCCTATTTACGACAAAGGATGAATTAGATAAGTCGGTTGATTTTATATTATCAAACTATACTTTAACTAACCCAAATGTTTTTATTTTAGAAAGCAAAATAAGACCAGAAGAGGCTTTCATTACTTTTAATGTTGAGAAAGGTTCTAATGCAATTCCTTCTGATTGGAAAACTATTTTAGTACATAGAAAGAAACAATCTAATTCAATATACACTATTAACGCACTTAACGAAGTAGTTAAGTCAAAAACGGGTGGTATATTAGACAATTCTTATATGATTGATTGGGAAGAGTTTAGAAATTGTATCTTAACTACATCTAATACAGGATACAAAATGATACCTACAAAAGTATTCAAATCTTTTAATACTCAAAATTTGGAGAATTAAATAATTTTTCTTATATTTGATTTATGTCAATAAGAAAAAGATTTAAACCAATTCAAATTCACGCAAACGACCCTTCGGATATTTTTGAAACAAATAGACGAGAACTTGCAAAAGCAATCGTAGAAGGTGTTGCATTTGGTTTAAGAACTAAAAAGAAAAGAGTTGATTTTGCAAAAGTCCTAATCAAAGAAATTATTGTTATTACACTTTCTATTGATAGTAGAGAATTTACAGACCTTTTAGAAGAACAATTACAAATCCTTATTGACTTTGAGGAGTATGAGTCTTGTGCGTTAGTTGTGAAATTACAAAACAAATTAAATAAACAAAAAGTATAGGTATGGAAAAATTAGAACTTTACGAAAAATGTATAATGTGTAATGCAGAGACTACGGTATTAAAAACCACTCACATAGATTTTAGATATGGATATGTGGATGGAGCTGGACAATTGTGTAGAGATTGTTATATAAAAGAAGATAGAAATTTGATTACAATTAATAGTAGATTAATAATAGATACCCCAAATGATATAGAACTTGGAAAAAAAGTTAGAGAAATATATTGGGAAAGTAAAAAATAAGTTATGGCACCGAAACAAAAAGAAGGAGAATACTACATTGGAGATACAAGTTATCTAACAATGAAATCCAGTACGATTATTGAAATGAGAGACCAACTGAAATTATTGGTTGAAGATGGTAAAAGTGTAAATTTAGACATATCAATTAAAGCAGACTTTGATAAGATACCACCTGAGTATCATCAGTTATTTTGTCAAATGATGATGGTGAGATATGGTGGAATTGTAAATGTTTGGGATAATACTCAACCCTTTGCAAAACCGGATGTTAAGCAAAGAAAATGGTATCAAATTTGGAAAAGATAAAAAAATAACTTATGTTTGGATTCGGAGATTATTCAACACAAATGCCAAAACCACCTGCTATTTCGAAAAAACGATTAGGAGAGTGGCAAACTAAAAACAAAACAAAACAAATAGTAATGCCAGCAAAACCAAAAATTACAAAAGAAGAATATTCATTTTCAGGAACACCTGAATACGCAATACCAATTCGTAAGGAAACGGAGATGGTAAACGGCCCTAAACACTATGGGGGAGCAGATAATCCATATGAAGTAATTAAAGTATGTGAAGCATGGGGATTGGACAAAGATGCTTACTTATTCAATGTAGTTAAGTATGTAGCAAGAGCAGGTAAAAAAGACCCTCAAAAAGAACTGGAAGACCTCAAAAAAGCTGTATTTTACCTACAAAGAAAGGTAGAAAACCTCCAAAAATAAATTTGGTAATGTGGAAAAATAGTCGTATATTTATAGTAATAAAAGATGAAAAAGTTATATTTAGATATAGGTAATATCGATATAAACCTCAACTTTAAAAACAAATTTTAAACCTTAAAAACAAAAAACAATGGACATTTCATTGGCATTAAAGAGATTTAGCTCTTTACAAAACAACACTAAAAAGTCGGATTCAATTTTCAAACCGGCAAACGGAAAATCTCAAGTGAGAATCGTTCCTTACAAGTTCAACAAAGACATTCCTTTCATTGAACTTTACTTTCACTACAACATTAACAACAAGACTTATTTAAGTCCAATGTCATTTGGTAGACCTGACCCTATCGTTGAGTTTGCAGAAAAACTTAAAAGAACAGGTGATACCGATGATTGGAAAGCAGGTAAGAAAATGGAACCAAAGTTAAGAACTTTTGTACCAGTTATTGTAAGAGGTAAAGAATCGGAAGGAGTAAAATTCTGGGGATTTGGTAAGACAGTTTATCAAGATATCTTAGGATATATTGCTGACCCTGATTACGGAGATATTACAGACCCCAACACAGGTAGAGATATCGTATTGGAAGTAATGTCAGCAGAAGAATCTAACGCATCTTATCCAACAACAACAATCAGAGTTAAACCTGCAACATCTAAATTAGCAGATTCTCCGGAAACTATCCAACAATTGTTAGATGGTCAAAAAGAAATTACTGAATTATATCAGGAGTTATCTTACGCAGAATTAAAGTCAGTTTTAGAAAATTGGTTAAATCCATCAGCCGGTTCTAATGACGAAATCGTTGAAGAATTAGAAGCACCAAAACCAAAGACTCAATCAGTAGCAACACAAAGTAGTGTTTCAACTGATATGGGTGGAACACAGGAAATCGGTGACTTACCTTGGGAAAAGGAAGAATCTCCTAAAGCTCCAAAAGCAAAGGATGATGTAGCATCAGCATTTGATGATTTATTTAACAATTAATAATTAGGTTACAATGGCCAAAAGAGAAGAGGATTTAGCAAGTATTCTTGCTGATTCATTAAACAAACAAAATAAGGATGGTAAGATTGCCTACTTTCTAACTGATGAAGGTGGTGATGCTCCTACCAATGTTAAAGATTGGATTTCAACTGGTAATGCTATGTTGGATGTTGCAATCTCTAATAGACCTTATGGCGGCTTCCCTGTTGGACGCATATGTGAGATTACGGGTTTAGAGCAGAGTGGAAAATCTCTGCTCTCTGCCCATATTCTTGCAGAAACACAACGCAAGGGTGGAGTAGCCGTATTGATTGATACCGAAACTGCCGTAAGTAGAGAATACTTAGAAGCAATCGGAGTAGATATTTCAAAGTTATTATATGTTTCAGTTGACACCGTTGAAGGTATCTTTGAAGCATGTGAAACTATTATTGAAAAGGTTAGAACAGGAGACAAAGATAGATTGGTTACAATCGTAGTCGATTCAGTAGCAGCAGCATCTTCAAAGAAAGAGATGGAAGCTGATTACGATAAAGATGGTTACGCAACTGACAAAGCTATTATCATTTCAAAAGCAATGAGAAAGATTACCAATATGATTGGTCGTCAGTCAATTGCTTTAGTATTCACAAATCAATTAAGACAAAAAATGAACGCAATGTTCGGTGACCCGTGGACAACATCGGGTGGTAAGGCATTAGCATTCCACGCTTCTGTTAGATTGAGATTAAAGAATATGGGACAATTGAAACAAGGTGATAGAATTGTAGGTATTAAAGTTCGTTGTCAGGTTATTAAAAACAGAATGGGCCCACCATTACGACATGCAGACTTTGACATTTTCTTTGATAGAGGTATTGACAATTATGGTGGATGGTTAGCAGTAATGAAAGACGCCAAAATTGTAAAGCAAGCAGGAGCTTGGTATGAATACATTGACATTGATAGTGGTGAAGTTATGAAGTTTCAATCAAAAGACTTTGCAAAAATGTTAGAAGATGAAAAACTTAAAGACCAAATCTATGTAAGGATTTGTGAGGCAACAATATTATTATATAAGAACAATTCCAATTCGGATGAAGTTGAAGTAACAACGGACGAGGCAAATGAGTCAGATTAATAAAAAGTATTTAGATATACTAAAAGAAATAGATGAAGAACATAGAGGATTTGGAGACCTACATAGGAACTCAAAAACCTTAGTAATTGATGGTCTTAATACCTTCATTCGTTCTTGGTCAACAGCACCTAATCTTAACGATAATGGTGACCATATTGGAGGCATAGTCGGTACTTTAAAGAGTATCGGCTTTGCAATCCGTACAATTAACCCCACAAGAGTTATCGTTGTATTTGACGGTAAAGGTGGTTCACAAAGTAGAAAAGACATATATTCTGGTTACAAATCGGAAAGAGGCAAGAACAAAATCAAAATGAGATTGAATCGTGCCACATCCGTTGAAATGAACCCAGAAGAAGAAAGTGTATCAATGAAACGTCAAATGCAAGGTTTGGGTGAATTACTTTCATCATTACCTGTTTCCATTATGATTTATGATGGAATTGAAGCAGATGATGTTATGGCTTATATTGCTACAACCCTACGAAAAGAAAACGAAAAGGTTGTGATAATGAGTACGGATAAGGATTTTCTTCAATTAGTAAATAAAGATGTGAGTGTATATTCGCCATCTAAAAAGAAAGTTTACAATATTCCAGAAGTAGTAGAAGAATTCGGTATTCATCCACATAACTTTATAAATTTCAGAATGATTGACGGAGACAAATCCGACAATGTGGAAGGTATAAGTGGATTGGGTGTTAAATCAATTATGAAAGCATTTCCAATGTTATCGGAAACCCAATTAGTTGATACTACCGATATGGTTAATTATGTAAACACATTAACAAAAAAATCAAAAGCACACGAATTATTTTTAGATAATTTGGAAATTTGCGAAAGAAATCGTAAATTGATGCAGTTAGCAGAACCAACATTTAGTGGTAATCTCCGTATGAAAATTATGGATAGATATAACGAACCTACTACAAAATTTGACAAACAAACTTTCTTAAAGTATGGTTTGAAACATAGAATGTTAGAAGGGTTTCCAAATGTATTGGACTGGTTACAATCAACATTTTCACATATAGCAAAATTTTAAAAACAAAAAGTTATGGCAAAAGCAACAGAAAAAGTA